TTTGACGTATAAAAACGCACTGCAAAAACAGCACCGGTTAACACTTAAAAATATTATTGATTATATAGTATAGATGCCTTACTTCAGTGATCATTTCGAAAGTAGCGAACAGGATTGGGAACCCGTCAATTGGAAAAAGGATCCTGAAAAGAAGGAAGATGTGGCGCCAAAAAAGGAACCAATTCCATTCCATAGGGCGTTGATAAATGCACGACAGAGGGCTCATATTACGAGACATAAACTCGCTCAATCTCTCGGGATAAAGGTGAAACAATTAGAATTATATGAAAATGGAAAAGAATTGCCGGAAAAAAATGTATTAGCGAGGATGAATCGTATTCTTGATACAAAATTGAAATATCAAATCCTGCAGAATGAGTATTAAAGATGGTCCACATTGGTACAACGCGCTTCAATAATCTCACATTTACTGAAAATAAAGCTTTCCGTACGAGCGAGGGTATTGACGGGTGTATTTATGGTCTTCCTGTGCCGATGCCACGTAAGGTTCGGAGGGGCGAATTGGTGTATGTGGTAGAAATGAATGTAGAAACAAAAAAGATTATGGGAATTGGGAGGGTTCCTAATTTTCGCTGTAGTGATAAACCACGGTATATCTATAAGGCGCGAGGTTATAATCGATTTATATATATGGGTCGCCGGCGCATTCCTGTGGAAGTCGTCGAAGACAAAGAGTCATTAGCGATACTTGAGAAGGTATTATTCAAAGGGAAGGGGCATATGTGCCGCGGACAAGGTATTACACGCCTTAATCCAGAAAAGCTGCAAGATAATAAGAAAAAAATTATAGACTTTTTAGCTCAGCTATTTGTTTAAGTTACCATCCCACATCACTCTTTGAAAATTTTTGCTTGGTTGTATAAAAATTTTCACCAATAATAGGGACGCATAGTCCGTCAATGGCAGAAATCTTCTTTAGTTCTTCGTTGCAGTATTTTCTTACACGATTGCATTCAGTAAAGCAAAGACGTCCATTTTCCACAGTCATATTATTATATACTGAAATAAGGCGTTCTGTCCCAACTGTATCCATTAATTGTAATATATGATAAATATCATGTTCACGCTGACGTTTCTTATCACGAATCATCAACTGCTGTTTCATTTTTTCTTCACTTTTATTTTTCAATATAAACTGGATGCGCGATTCGAGATCCTTCCGTTCATTATGTGCTTCATCATTACCCCAGGTTACCAATTCTACGTGACGAAAATGATTAAGTGTTCGGTGAAGGGTGTAAAGTGCGTCAGATAGTCGAATTTCGCGACCAGCAACGCTGACGTTCGATGCGGTATCTCGTAAAGGGCGTCCTTCCTCACTTCTCAACTTTTGACGAAATTGCCAATTACCTGGCAATCCACCACACCGGACATCCCCGGGAACCCGGGGTGCAACACCCCCACCATTATCCCTTTGATACTGATAGAAATGTGGATTGTGAATAATTCCATTCACCCGCCGCCCTGTGCGCCAGCTAAAAGCAACCTGACACCGGGTACACCACATTTGATCGCATCCTGATATCTTATGAATGGGCACACCGCAGGATGGACAGCCCTTTGTGTCTTTATGAAGCATGGTAACAGTTTTAATATCATTTTCATTACAAATATGGTCCTCAAAGGCAGCTGTGGGTTTGATACCCTTGGGGACGTGTCCTTTTATTGCATAACATTTAGAACAAACATATAAATTGCAAATACGACATCGCCACTGGGTGGAGAGGAATCCCCGACACCCTTCGCCAGGACACTGTCGCACAAATTGTCTTTCGGATGGTTTTTCTTTTTTATAGTCAGATGATGGATTACGAAGGGCTGTAATCTGTTGTCCAAGATCCCATTGCCTCCCATTAAGGAGACGCATTCGGTCACGCAATATCTTAAGCTCGTCTCGTTCCTGACGTCGAATCTCGGTGAGCTCGTCTGCTTCTTTGTAGCGTTCGACAAAGGGCATTGTTTCAGGCAAACGGCTCAACACATGTTGAAACAGGAGATTCGCGCGATGTTTTGGCAGTTTGTTTCTCATGCATGATTGTGTTAGATGCTGTGCCAGAAATGCACGATCCCAAATACAATCACACCCAGGAGTCATGCAAACAATTTGTGTAAGTGATTCTTGTGATAAAACATATTTTTCAAGACATTCGCGGCATAATCTAATATCGCATTTCTTACAAGAAATAGGCGCACGTTTCGCTTTTGTGAATGTATCGCAACATATAGTGCAAATGGGAGATTTCTTTGCTTCTTCCATGATTCTGTAATGTGTCAAAGTTAATACTATAATTAAATCAATTTTTAAAAATTAGTTTAATCTAAAAACTTAATATCACAAATACTTATATGTCTGGTGGTATTGATTTTGATATTAATAATTATACAGACGATGAATTATATCAATTGGTAGATTTAACAGGCAATGCAACTAAGCAGCAAATTTATGACAAAACCAATGGTTATATTCAAAAATATGTAAAAGCCAACAAACCAAAATACTATAATTTTTTCATTAGTGTTCAGAATCGCCTATTGCATTTATTGGAAGATGGCAGTGTGGGTGAAGAAAGTGATAGTGGGGGATCTTTTATCGAAACAGAGTATGAGCCTAACAATACGAGAGATGGTGATTTGGTGGATCGCCGAAGTTATGCTAAGGTTGTCGATTCGAACAATGACCATTTCGTGTTGAGGAGAGAACGCTTGAAGATAGGTCAGGGGGCGGGGGTACCTTATGTGCAAGGACAGATGAATCCTACCTTGCGTAATGTTAAAAAACAGCTTATTAGTATAGATAGTCATTATCGTCAGTTATTGCAATGTACGACAACGGCATCGAACGAAGTGGCGCGAGCAGCAGGTATAAATATACCCAGTTTAGATTGTAGTGGCAATATTGGCGCTTGCTCTGGCGCCGCAAAAATATACTATGCAGATAGTGCAACCGATTTCACCTTTAATCTCTCGCAGCCTATAAAAAATGTTCTGAATCTTCATGTGTATAGTTATGAAATTCCTCATTCTTGGTATGTATTTTCCCCCGATTATGGCACTTCCAGTTTTGGCGTAAGCGGGGAATGCATTGATATATCTGCGGGAAATTACAGTCCAAGTCTGCTCATTGCAGATATAAGTAGTGCATTGCATAGTGCGAAGGGTGGTGTCGCAAACGATATCCATATTTCTCTCAACTCGAAAAATAATAAAGTTACAATAGATAGTAGTGGTGGAAACCCCTTTAATCTCGTATTTTTTGATCCCAGCGGACAGATTTATGATTGTTCAAGAGCCCATTGTCCTACAAGCGGTGCAAAGTTAGATTATAATCTCGGATGGTTATTGGGATTTCGACAACCGTCTTATTCGGGGCAGTCCACCTATACAGGTGAATCTTTGATTGATACATACGGATTTCGCTACTTGTATATTGAGTTAGATGATTTTAACCGTAACCGTTTAAATCAGAGTGTTATTTCTCTCGATGCCAACTTAGATACTTTCTCATACCCTGCTTCAAAACGCTGCGCATTGCCAGCTGCAGATCCATCTTCGAACACAGTTTTAAAATCGGGATCGTGTGGAAAGCCGCCGCCTTCTTGGCAAGGAGCTCCTTTAACCGCAAATCAGACGTATTCGCGGGCGCAACTTGTAAATGCGCAGGGTCGTAAACCCGCCAATCGCTATCGAAGTCCTGTGAATTCAGATATTATTGCCCGCATTCCTGTAAGAAAGTTCAATAATTATGATATTTTACTCGATAGTTGGAATAACAGTTTGAAAGGCACAGCGAGAGAGTATTTTGGACCTGTTACATTAAAGCGTTTTCGCGTTCGGCTTCTAAACGACAAGGGTTATGTAGTGAATCTGAACAATATGAATTTCTCGTTTTCCTTGATTGCTGAACATTTATATCAGTATTAATTCATTGCCATGATACCAATGCTACTCATCATTAAAATAAGTGCCACATAATCTTTGGGTTTTGCTTCTTCTCCAAGAACGAAAATACCACCTAAAAATGTAAAAAGTGTGCCTACAATTGCAAGCATTGGATCTATTTTAGAGATATTTTCCCGTTTTGCCAATAAGACAGACCCAAAAGACAGTCCTGTGATCAACAAAGCAAATAATCCCACAGATCCCACGATCTTCCACGTTATTTTATTTTTTATTTTTTTGATATGCTTACCTATATCGCCTGAAAAGGCAAAAAATAGCACCATAAATAAAAATTCGAAAAGGAAGGTTAACATCAGAAATTCAGTTGGATTTAGAATGTAAAGAGCTGATTTTTTTAAAAGAGAGCTTATTGCGCCAAAGATACCTATAAGTAGAACAATGCCAAAGGTTTCAGATACGATCATTAATAATACTAAATATTATAAAAGAATACAGCATTCTACTGGATTTTGGTTGTCTTCAGGATGGTATGTATTGTGTGTAAATGCCCCCGGAACGCGTTTTTTAATACCAGGCGGCAGTATCCCGCTTTCGGTGTCTATTGTATCGTATATGCCTTTGACAAAATCATAGAAAAATAACGCAACATTGTCCTTCTTTTTCACGCTAATTTCAAAATAATCCATATTATGTTTACTGGCAAATGTTTGCCCCTCTTTTTCTGTAACGCGTCGACAATGTAAATCGGTTTTATTAGCCACTAATGCCATCCTAACAGGGTCATCATTTACTTTTTTTAATTCACTCAACCAATAGGTTAAACGCTCAAAAGATTCACGGTTTGATACATCATACACCATAATTGCGCCTGCGATATCACGATAATACCCTTGAACGATGGGGCTAAAATATTCTTGTCCGGCTGTATCCCAGAGATGGCACTTGACGATGGGTCCGTCAATGATGGGAGTCAGTGTAGAAGCGAAATCGATACCAATGGTGGGCTCATGAAATAAAGGCATTGCGCGATTGGTCAAGACGGACAGCAGAGAACTTTTTCCAACAGCTGGATGTCCCAAAATAATAATACGAAATAAGTATTGAAACGACATATATAATAAAAAAATATTTTTAATATATAATGGAATCATCTTTTCCTTCTCCAAATGAAATGGAAAAACTTAATATAAAGGAGATTGTACATAAAACAGCCGTCACATTTACTGATGCAGGAATAAAGCCTGATATGGTCAGACATCGTATTTTAAGGGATGCTTTGGCGAGAGAATATTCGCGAAGATTACGATTGTCTATTGGGACATATCCTCCCCGTCGCGTAAAGCGGTATGTAGGGCATAAGAATATGTTAGATTTATCATGGCGTCAATTGGAAAAGATACGCGACCGTTTAAAAAATGGTGCCCGACGTACGCGAAAGGTGCGTCGCAAGCGAAGACGGCGGCGTAGGAAGAGTCGAAAGATCAAAGGGAGAAAAGCTCCTTGATGGATCCCTCTTGCTCATTAATAAGTTGATTCATAGTCGTGTGAAAGGTTGCAAGGGTTGTGCGCATACTTGTCCATTTACGTTTGATAACAGGCACAATATGAGTCACACGATCAATCTTCTCTTTTTCACTCATATTAAGATGATCGATGCTCAGAAGCAATCGAAAAAGCATCAGAGCAATCTTGATGTGTTTCATATTATCCTTTACACGTGTTAAGAATAATATCGGTTTCTTATTACGAAATTCCAAGTGAAAATCACCTCGATTGACTACCCCCGATTTCAAACTCGCAAAGATTCCGCATTGAATATCGGCATTATGCTCTATATCATCATAAAATTTATCAATATCGCCCCTACCAACATTCGTCTTATGATTCTTAGTCTCTATCAAACAACACATATTACTCTCTTTCAATACGAAATCACCCTTTCCACCCTGTGCATGGGTATCAATGATTTCCGCCGTAGGAAACAGACAATTCAGTGCTTCTTTCGTTAACTGCTCACCATCTTGCCCCAAATAAGTAGAATTCTGCCCACGCATTGAGAGATTCTCATTTGCCTTGCGCTCGGTTTCCAATCTATCTTCCAAATACTTTATTCTCTCTTCATTTTTTCTCTCCTTGTCGCGGCTTCGCTGGTCAAAGTCGCTCATTAACTTTTGATAGAGGGTCCGATATTTGTCCATTTCCTCATCTAATTTTCTCTCCAGCGAGAAAATTTTATCGCTCCGATGATTCAACTCCGCCGTATACCGCGCGCCTTCCGTAGAACGAATGGTGTCCACAAGATGTTTCTTCTCCTCAGCATGCACTTTCATTATTTTATCTCGCTTTTGTTTCTCATGTTCAACCTCCATTTGAAGGTTCTTTATTCTTTGCCCCAGTTTCTCATTATTCCAACCTTGGGCAATCTTATTTCCTGTAATTAGAAAGGAGTGACCAAGCTCAATACATTTAATCTTTTCTTGCATATGTAAGGCGAGAAAGGATAGGGTTGCCGGAGTTTTGGGTACAATAATTTCCAGTGTTTCGGCACTCATTTACGTGTCAATAACGACTAATCTTTATTATCCTTTCATATATGATACAATTAGCCATCACTTTTAAATATGTTTGTTTGGCGCCTTTGATTCTGTAAGGAAGGTTATTTATTTATTTATATGTTGCTATATAAAATGTGGCAGTTTTGTTTAGGATTCGGTTTTGGGGTCTATATAGGGACCTATTATGATTGCAAACCCTGTTTAGATAGGATCAGTGATTGGGCAAAACAACAAATCCCCCCTCGTAAAAAGTAATAAAAATCTGCTTCTCTATGTACTATATGACGAATATATTTACGATTGATATGAATATCCCGAAATTAATACACGATTCTTTTGGTACTCGACCCAATCAGGAGAAGACAGACCGTGTCTTGGAACCCTTGCAGGCAATGGTGCAGTTGGCATTATTGTCCTATTGTCCTATAGGAACAAAATTATGCGTGAATAACAACATTCTTTCACTCCAATTACCTACCTTCTCTCAAGGTGTATGGCGCTGGTTTAACAAGGATTCCAAAGACGATCTGTATTTCTTGTTTAATGCTGTGAAGCGGTATTATATGTGGTATCGTGGGGAAGATAATCGCATCTTCGATCAGATATTAGACTTGGCGAAGATAGGCATTTCTCGGCTCATTGAAACATACAAACGAACAGAAAAAACATCTATTATCCATACACTGAGTTTATATAAGACGATCTTAGAGATGAATTCTTTAGAAAATATTTTTGATAAGAAACAGAGTGAAACAAATGCTACTATGGATACCATCTTCCAACGTAGCAAAGCACTCTATGATGAAGAAATATTACTGGTAGTTTCCAATGTATTCAAATTAATGGCGAAGGAGGAAAAGGAAACGTTTAGAAATCAGTATTATGAGGGACTACAATTATTCTTAATGCCTTTGAATCAAAAAATACGTCAATGGATTCATAATGAGTTGTTATGCACATAACATAATATGGTAATATTTCCAATTAAATAATGATACCATATAATATATATTATGCCAGGCGCTCTAATGCAATTAGTAGCTTATGGACCACAAGATGTATATTTAAAAGGAAACCCTCAAATGACCTTCTGGAAAGCTGTGTATAAACGTCACACAAATTTTGCCATAGAATCCATTGAGCAAGGGTTCAACGGTAGAGGAGATTTTGGGAGTTATCTACAATGTCCAGTAGGAAGAAATGGTGATTTAATTCATAGCACCTATCTTGTAGTGACCTTGCCGGAAATTAATTGCTGCTGGGATACTCCACCTGCTGCTGCTGGTGATCCCAGCGGCGTTGATGCAACATGGGCGCGTTGGATTGATTATCCTGGCGAGAATCTTATTGAATATACGGAGATAGAAATTGGAGGGACAATAATGGACAAGCAGTATGGTGAATGGATGCATATTTGGAATCAGTTGACCCTTACTAACGAGAAAAGGGAAGGATATTATAAGATGATAGGACAAACCACCAGCCTTACATACCTCACTATGGGAGAATCATACAATGACGCAAACTGTTCGTGTTGTAAGCAGTTATGTAGTGGCTGTGCTGGACCTTGCAATCGTTGTACACCACGCTGTGCTTTACCAGAGACCACTTTATTTATACCGCTGTTATTTTGGTTTTGTAGAAATCCCGGATTAGCGCTCCCCTTGATTGCCTTGCAATATCATTCAGTAAAGATAAATATTCAATTAAGGAACTTAAACTGTGTATTATGGGCAGTTGATTCTTTGAACGATGGGTCAGGCAATCCGTTTGTGGGGCATACTGCTCAACCTTGTGGTACTTTCTTACAAGCCAAGAGATCCACGCCGGAAGCGGGCGCTTATAAAAAACATCTCGAAACCTGTTCTCTCTTTATCGATTATGTATTCTTAGATCGCGATGAGCGGAGATATATGGCGCAGAATCCTCATCAGTATTTAATTGAGCAAGTGCAATACAATGGAACTATTTCCACCGCTGTCTCAGAAAATATCTTGGACTTAGATTTTAACCATCCATGTAAGGAACTTTTTATAACAGCTCAACAAGATTATTTCAGGGATTGCTGCAAGCAATTTGAGGCTTGTGAACCGTTGTATAAAGCACTGGGTATTCAGCCATTTAATTATACAGATTGCTTAGATGCGATGCCGCCTGCTTTTCATGCTTTTCGGGGACCCAACAACGACAGCCACGGTGCCACAAGCCCGGATTTCGGTACAAAGATGATATATAAGGGGTTATTTCGAAATCCTGGGGCGGGCGTCATAGGTAAGGCTGGTCTTCCTGAGGACTATTGGGACCACGAAACTTATGCCGACGGATGGGTCGGCAATTACGACGTTGCCGATATAAGTAGTTCCTTTGCTCCCTTATCCGGTTATCATGGCAACACTGTTTCAGACGCTGGATCCATTGTTTTGGCAGAAACGGCGCTAAACATGCATTGTTGGGGGAAGAATCCTATATATCGGATGGTATTGCAGCTGAATGGGCAGGATCGCTTCAGTGAGAGATCAGGAAAGTGGTTTGATCTTATCCAGCCCTTCAAATATCATACTCATTTACCTGATACTGGTATCAATGTATATTCTTTTGCCTTGAAGCCCGAGGAACATAATCCCTCTGGGTCATTGAATTTCAGCCGGGTTGATAATGCAGATTTACGCCTTACTCTCTCGAATTTCATGTTTAATCCCGATAATGAAGGTGTTGCCGTCAAAATTTATGCAACCAACTACAATATCCTGCGCATTATGAGCGGCATGGGTGGTTTAGCGTATTCCAATTAAAAAAAACCCTATATATTATATAATGCCAGGGGCTTTACTGCAATTAGTAGCTTATGGAGCACAGGACGTCTATTTAACGGGGAATCCCCAAATGACTTTCTGGAAAGCAGTGTATAAACGTCACACCAATTTTGCTATGGAATCGATTGAGCAAGTATTTAATGGACAGGGTGATTTCGGCAGTTATGTACAATGTGTTGTAGGGAGAAATGGTGATTTAATTCATAGCACCTATCTTGTAGTGACATTACCAGAGATTAATGGTTGTTGGTCGCGACCACCATGTGATGCAATACCGTGTTGGGATCCAGACGGCGGCGACGGCTACAACGCAAAGGTGGCAGAGGAGGCGGCGGCGGTGGTGGCGAAGAGGTGGGCATGGGCAGCAGGACCAAGAGGTAAAGATGCAAATTGGGCACGTTGGATCGATTATCCAGGAGAAAATCTTATTGAATATGCGGAAGTTGAGATTGGAGGTACTGTTATTGATAAGCAATATGGAGAATGGATGCACATATGGAATCAACTAACACTTACAGATGAGAAAAAAAAAGGATACCACAAAATGATTGGACACACAACAGAGCTTACCTATCTTACCATGGGACAAGCCCCTCCAATGAGTAAATGCTCGTGTTGCAAACGGCTATGCGAGGGATGCCATGGACCTTGTAATACATGCGCCTTCAGATGTAATTTGCCAGAGACGACCTTATATATCCCCCTGTTATTTTGGTTTTGCCGCAATCCTGGATTGGCATTACCCTTAATTGCCCTCCAATACCATGAAGTGAAGATAAATATTCAATTACGCAATTTGGATTGTCTTTTGTGGGCGGTAGATTCGTTGAGCGATGGAGGTATTGCGGGTAAGGCCGAGCAGCTTTTGCTCATGAAGGGGCTGGGTTTGCCGTTGTTTTCCGGCGACACCGCGTGCGCGGGCGGGTCGATCGCCGCCCTGCTGCTCAGCGAGGAGGGCGAGACGGTGCCCCAAACATTTAGTCTCTTGTTCACTATTCATTGATTATATATTTTTAGATCGGGACGAGAGAAGATATATGGCACAAAATCCCCATCAATATCTAATCGAACAAGTACAGTTTAATGATACAATTTCTACAGCGTTGTCTGAGAATACGGTGGAGTTAAATTTCAATCACCCCTGTAAAGAAATCTTTTTAACCACCCAGCAAGAATACTTTAGAGATTGCTGCAAGCAGTTTGAAGCTTGTGAACCTCTTTACAAAGCATTGGGTATTCAACCATTTAATTATACCGACTGCTTAGATGCTATGACACGAGCTAACCATGCGTTTCACGGACCCGACCCTGAGAACGCCGAAATCCTGAAGGGGTTGTATCTGCCAGAGTTATGCTGGGTCAACCCCGTCCCGGGCGCGGATGGCGGGATCCCGGGCATGGGCGCGAGGATCGGGCGCTTTGGATCACACATTATGCATAAGGGATTATTTAGAAATCCTGGTGCTGGTGGGACGATCACAAGTGAAAAATGGGATACGCTTGCATATGCAAATGGATGGATAGGAGATGAGCTCCCCGGCGCTTCGTGGGAGACGCCGCCCGGGATTTATGACGCCAGCGGATCATATGCCCCTCTTGGTTCATACTATAATAGCACAGTTTCAGATACAGGCGCCATTACCTTAGCCAAGACCGCCTTCAATCTGCATTGCTGGGGTAAGAATCCTGTATATCGGATGGTAATGCAGCTAAATGGTCAGGATCGCTTCAGTGAACGCAGGGGAAAATGGTTTGACCTTGTGCAGCCTTTCAAATATCACACAAATTTACCTGATACTGGCATCAATGTATATTCTTTTGCCTTGAGACCAGAAGACCATAATCCATCAGGCACTCTGAATTTTAGTAGGATTGATACATCTACATTGCGCCTCACTCTCTCGAATTTCATGTTCAACACCAATAATGATGGTGTCGCCATTAAAGTTTATGCGACCAACTACAATATCCTGCGCATTATGAGCGGAATGGGTGGTTTAGCGTATTCCAATTAAGGTTATAGTATACTTTATACCATATGTATAAAGCATTACTCCTTCTTTTTCTCTCAACAATGGGGTTATACATCTACTATAAGTTCCGCAAGTATTATCATCGCCCTGTATTCACTACGATTCCGGATGCTCACTCAGTAATAGATGATATCCGCGTCCCATACTGTGTGCGCCATCAGCTGGACGCTTTCTCTCACTGGAATATTTCTTATTTTCGAGAGAAATATGGGGATACAGAGATTTATGTTCTCCATTCCATAAACCCTCAATGTAGCGTAAAGGACGCCAAGGTTCTCAAGATGCCATTGAGAGAATACATAGACACCTATATCACGGGGGATCATCCAGACAAGCAGAATTATTACTTTAAAAGTGAGGACACGTATCAGTTTTTGAGATCTGTGGGGCTCGAGAGCAGCATTGTGAATCACTTTAAGGCAAAGTTGCCATCGCATACCAACTTCTATACATCATTTTGGATGGGTCCCGCAGGATCCACCACCACTTTCCATTATGACACCGATTATGCCAATTTTCTTTGTGTTTTGGAGGGAAGAAAGAAGATTTATTTATTATCACCACAAGCATCCCATCGCATGAAGAGTATAAAAACCAAGTATGGCGACTACTGGGGCGAGTTTGACCTTAGTAATAACGAGAGAATCACAGAAATGAAGAAGGCGGGTGAGTTGTGCGAGATCATTGTAGGGGCGGGGGATATTTTAAACATTCCTCACCACGTGTGGCATGCAGTGATAAATCTGGAGAATACGGTTTCGTTTACTTTTCACTATGAGACGATAGAATCGATGTGTTTCGGTCTATTTTGTGACGGGCCAGTCACAAATATTGGAAAGTTGTTTTCAAAAGTGTGACTGAATTTGTTCAGAGATGGACTGGCGATCACGTACTTTGTAATATCGGATGGGGGGGTCATCGATTTTGGACATTTTTGTAATGTCCAAAATGGCTCAGGGGGTAGGTGAATTTTACCCAAAACGTGCGTTTCAGTCCACTTTCCTTCCACAGCTGTAGAGGCATTTCGAGCATTTTTTTTTCAGTTTATGTAGGGGCTTATTTTTAGAAAAATTGTGAACGAACGAAAAAAATCGATATTTTCCGGATTCAAAATGCTACATAATGCTACATAAAAAAAACCCCAAAAAAAAAGGTTGAAAAATCGATTACTAACATTATAGGCGAGATTTTGATTTATCGGCGATTTTTCCCCTACAAGGTTAAAAATGCTACATAAAAAACCCCAAAAAAACCCCAAAATGGCGAAAAAAACCCCAAAAAACCCCAAAAAAAACCACATCAAAAATAGTTCACCACATTCACGTGTGTTCTTGGGGGGGAATATATATATAATTTTAACGCCATCTCCCTACAAGGCTACAAAATGCTACAAAAAACCCCAAAAAAAGTGAAGCGATAATTGTGAGGGTGATTGGGGGGCGTAATTTTGCCCAACAGTCATTTTCTCTCTACAAAACGTGAAATGCTACATAAAATGCTACATAATGCTACATAAATAAGTTAATGACATCTTGCTTGATTATATTTATATGGATGAAAAAAGATATACTTGTGTACGGTGTAATTTTACTTCAAAGAATAAGAAAGATTATTCCAAGCACTTGGGAACGAGAAAGCACAAGCGGTTGGCAGGTGAAATAGTAGAATCATGTGAAAAAAGGTATAAATGTGAGAAATGCAATAAAATATATCTTCATCATTCAAGTTATTATCGGCATAAAAGTAAATGTAAAGCGGAAGTATCAAGTGCAGAAGTGCCTGTGGATAATGAGAAGGAGAGTTTGAAGAAGGTGATTCAGAAGCAGGTGGATATAATTGAGAGACAGACGAAGGAGGCGGAGGTCATGCGTGGTTTGATGAAGGAATTAATAACGGCGACGAGAGAAATGGTGCCGAAGATAGGTAATAATAATGTATCTATCAATGTATTTTTGAATGAGCATTGTAAGAATGCGATGAATCTGACTGATTTTGTGAATAAAATCCGCATTACGCTGGATGATTTGATGAAAACGCGTCAGTCGGGTTATGTGGATGGCATTGCGAATATTTTTATAAGAAATTTGAGAGATTTATCTGATGTAGAGCGTCCCATTCATTGTAGTGACAAGAAGAGATTGAAGTTTTATGTGAAGGAGGATGATAAGTGGGATAAAGATGATGGTGATAAGATGAAGAAGGCAATAGATGAGGTGGCGATTAAGCAGGTGAGGGCGATAAAGGGATGGGAGGATACACATCCTGGTTATTTAGAGGATGATAGCTTAATAAATCAGTGGCGAGCGATGATTCAGGCGACAATGGGGGGTGCGAATGATGATGATCGAGAGAAAAATGAAAAGGAGATTTGTAAGAATGTTGGTGAGAATATTATTTTAAAAGATGCGATGGAAAAGATATAATAGATAGATAGTGTATAATATATGGGTACGGTTGGATCGATTGTAATCCATTTAAATATCGTCGGTAGAGAGAGAAAAATGAGAGCGAATTCCTTTGATATTTTTGAGCCAAGGATTGCAGAGGCGAATGATGCTCCTCCCAGTCGTTGTCATGCTCAAAGTCCTTTATTGCGAAAACAATAAATCACCAGTATATGTTTGGTGATTTATTATATAAAAGTGTAATAGATTAATAGAATAATGGGCAAAAAAAGCCGCCGGCGAGATAAAAAGGGAGTAAAAGTGTTGAAAACGATGGAGGAGAGGCGTAGTGATATAGATACTATTAAAGAAAAACTAACATCGCTTGGACTAAGTGAAGAAATGGATGGTGTAGCAATCTTTTATAAACGTGCGGAGCACTTTATAGAAACAGGTGAATCATGGAGTGGTAAAATAAAGTTAGAAGGTTGTAAACGTATTTTAGATCTTATTTTAACAGGCACAAAGGGGAAGGAATGTTTGGCAGGATTATTATACGACAAAACGGTCTAAATAGATACGATTCCTTCAAGGTCATTCTCAGCTTCGACTAATGATTCACGATATTGTGTCTGGAGTAGAGGATTGGGGGCATTTCTTTTTCGCATATTGAACCACCGGAAGCCAAATGCGGCATTTAACAAGAGAGAAATAAAGGTAACAACGGCTAAACCAGGGCAAGAGTCCATATAAAATAATAAGATACCTTTTCTAATTATTTTATTACGCGTGTTTCGCACAAAAGGATGCAAAACCATCGGCAGTCCTTGGTCCTTTGTAGTCTTGAACTTTATCGCCATTGCCATCCAAAAGCACAAGAGATGGGAATCCTTTGATTCCGAGTTTCTTGATTTCGTCAGGGGCTTCTGACTGCTCCGTTTTGCGTGTTTTGATGCCGCTGTCGTTGCTGGATTCGAATTTTGACCATTCAGGCATCATATTAACACAATGAGGGCATCCATTCATGTGATAAAAGACGAATTCACTGGCGCCAGTGAATCCCTCTCTGAATACTTGTGATACAAAAGACAAAAGGCAAAATAGAATGACGGTGGTTGCCACACAGCACAACAGTGGATTCATGTAACCCTTGCAGCTCTTGTTAAAAGACTTTAAAAAATTCATTATATTATATAATAATACAAAAAAATTTGAAAGATTTAATATTTGATATAACTATATGACAAAAGCTTGGGTTTTAATAGATGGATTCACGCGCGCCTATCCGATGTTCATAGTATTGTATTCATTTTTGAGCGGATTATTAAATAATAAAAGAGAAGGTATTATGTTAGGGTTTTATTTGTTGGGTACAGATTTGTTCAATAACTTTTTAAAGACTTTAATTTTCAAGCCGAGGATGAAGGACAAATGTTTGCCGATTTTAGGATTTGGGTGTCGTCCGCCTAAATGTATGAATACTGGATTATTCAAAGATGGGCGTATTTCTACGAGTTATGGGATGCCTTCGGGACATGCGCAAATAGCATGGACATTTACAGCTTATTGGTCCTTAAAGTTATTGAATGATACCGAGAGAAGTGTAAACTCTAAGATATTTCCTATATTTCTTTTATTCTGTTGTTCAACTTTAATATCCTATAGCCGTGTTGTCTGGGCGAAGTGTCATACCCCCCAACAGGTTATTGTAGGTTCACTCATAGGCATTCCTTTGGGATTTTTGGGACATATGATTATTGCGTCAAAAAAGGAACCAGTGAGCATAAAAACGTAAAAAAGAGAACTAAGCATACAAGAGAGATAGGTCGCTCCTGCAAGCATAGAGGTCATTTAGCATGACTTCAGAATATATCAGTAATTTTTAGAAAAGTTTATGTTGTTTAAAGCCATACTGATCCTTACCCTTCTTTACGCAGATGCCGCTTGTCCCTTTGAGGGCAAACAAATGTCCGAGCCCCCAGCCGGCGCCCCACCTGCAAGTCATTCCTTCCGGGCATTTCCCTCCGCTGGTAATGTAACAGTTTTTGCGTCCAAGCCAGTCGCCACCGCGCCGTGTGCGCTTCTTCCCCCCTTTCCGCCTTCTTCGTCTATCTCTCCGTGGGCGTCTGGTGCGCCCTCTCCTTCTCCGCTGTCGGCGTCGTCTTTTTGTGCTTCCTCTCTTGGGCATGATATATATATATATATATGAGACTTTCCTAAAGCGGACAACTGCCCGTATATTATATTATCTCTCGATATAGTATAATGTTTAGCTGGTTAAGAGCAACACGGGGGCGAGGAAGCTGTGGATGTGGGAAGACGCGGCGGCGGAGGAGAAAACCCCGCCGCGGGCGGAGAACGCGCCGCCGGCGCCGGCGGCGGAGGCGGCGATAACTGGGAATACTCATCCAATAATAAGTATTTCACAACATTCTATGTAGGGAGTGACAGAAAAATACATTACTGCGCCCTTACCATATATGCTAACAATTTATGTTATTATTTATATATATTACAATTATGCTTACACTGTGACCATAATTGCAATTTTTGAACAGTAGTTGAGAATTTTGTTACCATATATGCAGTCAATGTCGCAAACTTATTACACGATATGTGCAATCGGGTGATACAGCGTACAAAAGAGAACTAAACACTTCAAAAAGTGCACTAAAAAACTGCAAAATTTC